GGCCCCGCGAAGACATGGTGCGACTCCAGGGCAATACCGCCGATATCCGCTACCGCGGCGAGTTCCCCGAATGGTCGATCGACCTTCCGATCACGTACAACGCGCGGATCGTCTCGGCCGAACAGCTGGTGGCGATGCTCGACGCGGGCGGGTTCGGCACCGGCATCGGCGAGTGGCGGCCAGAGAAGGACGGCCAGTTTGGTCGGTTTCATGTGCAGGGAGGCGTCCAGTGAGCCCGTCGGTCTACCAGTTCCGCGAGGGCAGCCGCTTCCACGGTGACGCCGCGGCCGTCGCTGCCGAACTCGAACGCATCCGCGCCGAGCAGGGCACGCTCAAGTCCGAGGCCATCGTCGCCGAGGCAGAAGCCGCCGACGCGCCGTTGCATCCCTTCTTCGAGTGGGACGATGTGACGGCGGCGCACCAACTGCGACTCGAACAGGCTCGACGCCTCGTGCGCGCGGTCGTGGTCATGATCGACGATCATCCGGCCGAGTCCATGTACGTTCACGTTAGTTCCGAGACGGCCGGCGAGGGCGACTACCAGCCGCTTTCCAAGATCGTCACGATGCCCGACCGCTACCTCTCGGCGCTCGCTGAGGCGCAGCGTGATCTCGCGTCGGCGCAACGCCGCGTTGCCGAACTCCTCGAGGTCGCTCGCACTACCGGGCACAAGCGCGGCGAGGTCGCGCGCATCATGCTCGCCGTCCAAGCCCTCGCCACTGCCAATGAGGCGATCATCGCTCTTCACTGAGCGAGCCGGGCAAGGCAAGGCGGGTTCAGGCAGGGCATGTCCGGGCGCGGTTAGGTTGGGTTCGGCAGGGTAGCGCACGGCTTGGCGAGGCAGGTCAGGCGGGGTTGGGCTAGGCGGGGTCTGGTTGGGCCGGGCAAGGCGCGGTGCGGCAGGGTGTGGTATGGCCGGGCTGGTTTGGTATGGTAGGCCCGTCAGGGTGAGGCTAGGCGTGGCGAGGCTCGGCAGGCGCGGTACGGTTTGGCATGGCGAGGCTGGGCGGGGCAACGCACGGCAAGGTACGGCAAGGTCGGGCAGGTGGGGCGAGGCTGGGCACGGAGCGGCTTGGTAAGGCCTGGCTTGGCCGGGCGGGGCAACGCAGGGCAGGTAGAGGCCGGATGGGTGCAGTGTCTGCATCACGTCCGGCCTCCTTTCACTATCCGCTAGACTACGCGATTGCCGCAGTCAGAAGCTGGAAGGCGCCGACCGAAACCGCGCTTCCTGCATGGATGCCGATCTCTTCCTCGCCGCGGAAGCCGACCAAGTTTTGGTCCCAGCGCGTCCCGGCAACGTCGCTGCTGTCAATCCGAAATTCAATGCCGCGATAGAGTTTGAGGCTGTCCCATTCGCCGCCGATCGCGATCTTGGTGGTCGCGTTCGTGCCGAGGTTCGAGTCGAAGAAGATCGGGACACCCCAGAAGGTGAGCTGACCACTGTCGGTCATGCGGAAGCCTGTCGGGCCGCCGGCCGGGTTCACGAAGAAGCCCGCCGCGTCGGTACCCTGGGCGATAACGGTGGAGAAGGTGGTCGCGTCCACGACCCAGCCGGACGGCGCCCGGCTGCGAACCCGCAGCGCTGCGGAGGCAGTCTGGAGGCCCGCGGCGAACGAGCCGACGAGTGTCGCGTTCGACGGAGCGGCGATGGCGCTGGTGTACGTCGCCGCACCCGCCACGAGCGCGGTGTACAGGCCATACGTCGGGTCGTTGACGCCCGGCGTGACTGCGCCGGTACCCGGCCCGGCGATGATCGCGTAGTTCTCCGCGAGGGCGAAGCTCTTGGTGAGCTCGTCCATCACGTCCTGCTCGGCACTTCCTGCGGAGAATCTGAGGTACTGCTTGCCAACGTCGTAAATCTTGGCGAGCGTGCCGAGGGTCGCGGTGTACGACCCGTAGGCCTCGTCGACGAGCTGCTTGCTGGATCCCCAGTCAGCGAACTGCGCCCGCGCCGGAGCCCCGGTGCGGTACGGCTGATCGACTCCACGAACTGCGACGCCGCCGATGACGCGGACGCCCAGCGTGGGATAGATGGCCTGCTGGACGTTCGGCTTGATAACCGAGTCGACCAGGTTATTCGGAAGCACGTAGCCGCCGGTAGCGCCGCTGGTGCCCAGCGTAGCCTTGCCGTCGCCGCCGATGAGCAGGAGCGCGCTGGAGCGATCCGGCGGCCCCGCCCACAGGGCGAACTCATTCAGCTTGGCCTTGGCCGCCATCTCGACTTCGGTGTCGCGCCAGTCGGTCAGGTAGCCTTTGGCACCGGCGTAGGCTGCGATGAACTCGCCGGCGCGGTAGTTCTGGAAGCTGGCCTTGAGCGCAGCGACCGGGCGAACGCCGGCCGAGTTGCCCTTGATCCGGCTCCCGAACATGCCGGACTGAAGCGACTTCCCCGGCCCGACGAGCGCGGCCTTCGATCCCTTGCGCTTGTCATACAGGAACTTCGTCAGTTCCTCGACGCGCTGCTCTGTGGAAGCCTTGCGTCCCTTCTTGATCTCGTCACCGAGCTTCTCGGTGTCGGCAGCGACGAACTGCTTGGCGACGGCTGCGCGGCCGTCTGCCGCCTCGGCCTTGCGGCCACCGTCGCCTTCCTTCGTTGCCGCATCCTCGCGGTTCGCCAGCTCACGCATCTGCGCGAGGATGGCCTTCATGTCCTTCTTGCTCACGGTGTCTCCTGATGCCGAGCCTGGTACCGCTCCATGAACTGGAGCGCCAGGGCGGCAGCCTTCCTTTCTGCCTTGCTGGCGCGCGCCGTACCGGAGCGGTCACCATCTGAACGGAAGCCGGAACCGCCGTTCGGAGAGCTCTTGCCCAAGCGTTGCGCCGCGTCGAAGCCGGTAAGCGCTGCCTTCACGGCGGCGTATCCGACATCATCGGGAATGTCCGCCGCGAGCAGCGCCTTCAGCGGCGGCACCACGGCGAGGGTGTTCTGTGGAGATGTGGAGATCGTGTGACGGAAGATCGGCCACACGTCGAGATGCCCGATCGCGCTGCGCACGATGGCCGACTTGACGGCCTGCGTGCTGCCGTATAGGTGCGTTCCGAGCCGCTCGAGGCGTTCCACGAGCGCGAGACGCGCCTCGCCGGCGTTGGCCCACCAGTCGGCCCAGTAGCCATCGTCTTCGGGCTGCGGATCGATCACGGCCTTTCCGATGATCGCACCCTTCATCCGCGAGGCGCGCGGATCAACGGCCTCGACGCCCCAGTCATTGTGGTGCCAGTCGACGAGCCGATCGCGAGACGCGCGCAGCGAGGGGAACGGCCCGTAGATGTCCGTCGCCTTGTCGGCGTAATCGCCATCGAGATCGCGGCCCACGTCGTCCGGCGGATAACCCCAGAGTTCAGCCTTCAGCTTGCCGCCGAACGGCAGCATGAGGATGCGTCGCGGGATCTTGCCGCCGAGCCAACGATCGAGCTGCCCCGAGTCCATCGGCTCGGCCTTCAGATCGCCGGCCTTCTTATTACCGCTCTTCCAAGCGGCCGGCAGCGACGAGGCAAACCCGAGCCGCTTGGCAAGCGCCGTCAGGCGCGCCTTGAACTCGTCGAAGGTGTGCGGGCCTTTGTAGCGGCCCCACGAGCTCACGGCGTCGGACACGTCGCCCGCCGTGACGACGGGGAAGCCGCCATCGGGAGCATCCTCAGGGAAGACGAAGTTCGACTTCGGGATCTTCGTGCGATCCCGGCCACCGCCGACGTTCGGGTCTTTCGCCATGTCAAGCTCCTTGGGTGGCAGCCGGTACCCAGTCCAGCGTGCCGTTCGGATGGTCTTCCTCAGCGTCGGCGTCGGAAAGTGTGTATGGATTGCGCGCTACACGGTCGATGCACTCTTGGTCGCCGTCGCCGTCAATTGCCTCCACCATCTCGACGCCCAGCTCGCCATAGGAGCCGAGCGCGGCGGCGTTGTAGGCGTCCATAAGTTCGGTGCGGGCGATCATCTCGGCGCGGTACTCGTCGAAGCCGGACCACGCCGCGACGGCATCGCCGAGCTCGACTGGCGTCAGGCTGTCATCGATGCCTTTCTCCACGAGCGCAGCGATCCCGGCCCGCGTCGTTTCGTTGATCCCGGTGACCCGCGCAGCGCCGCGTGTCAGGACGTGCTCCACCGCTTTCGGCAGGACGCTCGCCTTCGTGGTGGACACAGGCTTGAACGTCGTCGTCACGTGGGTGCGCACGCTCTCCGCGACGTCAGCCAGCGTCGGCTTCAGCGCGTCGGCGAGCCGCGCGTCCCACGAACCCTTGGGCCACCAGATCGTCGTGTCGCGCGGGTTCGCCTTGATCGCGTCATACATGGAGCGGACGCGAACGGCGATCGAGCGCCGTTGATCGTCGAGCACCTGCGTCACGCTGCGCTGCAGTTGCGGCGTCACGCGCACCTCGAGGCTCCGGCGGAATGATGTCTGCGCCTTGCCCTCCGTGTCGTCCGCCGGCTCCTCGTCGGCTGCCGAGTCGGGCGGCGTCGGGATGTCGTCATCGAAGGCGATCATGGCCTTCGTCCACTCGTCGCTGCCCTCGCCGACGTAGGCGGGGATCGTCTTCAGCCCCTGGTGGTCGGCACCGCCCTCGCGATGCCACCCGTCAATCGGCTCATAGCCGGGCTTCCCGATGCGCTTCGTGTGGATGATCGTGATCGGCGCAATCGGGGCACCGATGGCGAGCACGGCCTCAACGTCAGCGACGATCTTCGGGTTGCGGGCGATCGGGCGGCGCGCAGCGTTGATCTTCTTCATGGGGAAGGCAGGGTAGAACTTCCACTTGCCCTGTTTCACGATCTCTAGCTCTTTCGCGGGCCACTGCTTCTTCAGTGCTGCCATGACGGCGCGCACCACGTCCGGCCCGTCCACGACCTTCGCCTTCAGCGTTGCGCCAGCGCCGCCCGCGGGAACCTGCGCGCTGCCCGCCGAAACGGCCGAAAGCGACGGCTTCTCTGGCCCCTTGTCAGGGATGCCACTCGCCGGCGTTGCGCCGCTCTGCGCGCCTGTGGCGGGCTGCCCGGTGGCGCCTGCGCCGCCTGCGCCGGCTGCGACGATCACCATGTTGTTGAACGACTGGCCGGAGTCCGGCGCCGCGGCCATCGCGGACGGCATCATCGCGATCGGCATCCAGATCTCGTCGTCGAGCGGCTGCCCGGTGGTGCCGAGCACGTCGGGGCCGAACGGCTCAAAGCCGAGCATCCCGCGGCGTTCCTTGTTGCGCAAGGCGATGAACTGCGCCTTCTGCACCTTGTCGTACTTCGGCGAGTCATCGTCGAACTCGGGGATCTCAAGGACTAGCTTCGGCTCCCAGCCGAGGATCGGCTTGTACAGATGCAGGAGACGACGCTGGATACGCTGTTTGATCGGCACGAGGCGCGTCACGACGGCGTTCTGCCACAACGCTGCCTCGTCGTACTTGCGCACATCGCCGCTGTTCAGCCCTGACGGCGTAGCGCCGCCGACCTGCGACAGCGGCACGCCCCACAGCGCCAGGAGATCATCGCGGTTCTTCGTCATGAGGTCGATGACGGCCATCTCTTGGATGGTGGCCTGCGTGCGGGTGTACTCCATCGGGGCGCGCATGAGCTGCACGCGCTTCGCAGCGTCGGGTTGCTCGGACAGGTTGCGCATGTCGCGCACGAGCTGATCCCACGTGCCGTCGTCTTCGATCGCGGCTCCCTTCGGCGCGAACATGCCCGACAGCCGGCCGCCCGTGGCGATCATCGACCCGAGGTGGCGATCAATCGCCGTGTTGAGCTGCATCTTCAGGATAGCGGACTCGACGAGGCCAGCCGAGATAAAGCCGTCGGTCGGCGTCTCCAGCGGGAACTGGATGATCTCTTTGAGATCAAGGTGCATGCCCGTCTTCGGGTTGCCGTTCTTGGGATCGAGGAACCAGCCGGTGAGATTGCCCGCGTCATCCATGTCAGGGAACAGGCGGTCCGGGCGGACGTAGAGGATGGCCTGCGGAACGCCGAACGCGTTGAGCGAGTCGAGGAACCAGTAACCCTGCCCGGCGAGGCCCATGTGCCGTGACGTGACTTCCCAGAGCTGGCCCTGGTACTCGGCGACGGTCACCTGCTTGTCGCTGTCGGGCACCTCAGCGTCGATGAAGTGGATCGGCTGCGAGACAAGGAAGTAGGCGTCAATCGCGCGCTTGTCGCCATCGTAGTCCTCGTCGATGATCTCGCCGTCGGGGTCTTCGAGGCGCCACTGCACGGCACCCTGCAGGTCGGGGTCGCCACCGATCTTGCCGCTGATCACGCGCTCCGCCGCCCTGATCCACGACACCTCTTGCCCGAGCTTCAGCGCCATGCGGATTTTCCGCTGCGGGTCCGTCGCCAGCATCATCGGCATGAGGTATTCAGTCATGAGCACGCCGGCGCCGGGGCCGATCGGACCAGCCTTCATCGGCTCAACGCTGCGCGGCGGAACGTAGATGCTCATGACTGCCACATCGCTAGCATGTCGTCACGACTGCGCGGCGGGCGGGTACACCCACGCGGCGGCGGCGATCGCTGGTTCGCGACATACAGCTGCGCGGCGGAACGTAGATGCTCATGACTGCCACATCGCTAGCATGTCGTCACGACTCTCGACCATCAGATCATGAGCTTGAGGATCAACCCCAACCACCGTGTGCCCATGACAGACACGAACCCATGATCCATCCGCCTGTTCGACGGCAACGTGGATGCCCTCAGCGACGATCACGAGCGCCTTGCCGTGCTCCCGCCATTCCGTGATATCTCGGCGCAAGCGGTCAAAGGCTGAGTCATCGAGATCCCGATCTACGGTCACGAGCATTCGAGGAGTCACGACTTCACCTCGCGCCGATCAGCGACGACAGCCAGGGCAATGAGGAAGACGGCGGCCACGCCGAGCGCGGCGGGCGGGTACACCCACGCGGCGGCGGCGACAATCAGCGCGTAGGCGGCTTCAAGGTAGCGCTCGACGGTGGTCATGCTTGTACCAGCCCGAACAAGCGCGTACAATCCCGTACATGGAAAAGATGCCCAGCACTGAGTTCCGCAACCGTTATCCCAGTCTCGATGAGCCGACGATCGTAACCGTCAACGGGCGCCCGATCGGAACGTGGACGCCAGGACCGTGGGGCACGCTTGGAGCACTGGTCAAGCCATCCGCGCACTTGCAGGAGATCGAGAAAGCCTTCAGCAAGCGCCAGGGGTGGCCTGTCGCCGGTGCTCAAGCTCAGCGCGACGCCATCCTGCGCAAGGTGAACACGAGGAAGTGAACGATGATGACTCGATATGCCGGCATGGGGGATATCGGCGATCCCCCGGTCGAAGTCGATTGGCGCGACGGTGCCGAAGGAACGGAAGAATGCCCCGTCTGCCATCGGCAGGGTTACTTGTGGCGCTTCGGATCGGATGGTTGCACCATCCACGGCGGAACAGCCGTGGACTTGGGCTACGCGGGCTTCCCTCCGTTTCGTGGCCTTGGCTTCCGTAAGCAATGTGATTGGCCGATCTAGCGTCATGCTTCGGCGCTCGCAGACTTGCCGGCGATCGTCGCCCACGGGTTGTTGGGGTCCGGCGCGAAGGCAATCACGCCGTAGCGCAGCGCGTCGCAGGCATCGTCATTGATCTCGATCGGCTTCTCTTTCATGCCGTTGCGGTCCTGCTGCCAGACGTAGCCCGGCATCTCGCCGAGCAGCCCGGAGCATGACGGGTCGACGGTGAGCCCGTCATTGATCGCCACGGACACGGCCTGGATGCCATCGTTCACGTCATTGCGCGCCGCGGTCATCTTCAGCCCGGCCGAGCGGCACTCGGCGATGTACGCGGGCTCACTCGGATCGGCGTGGAATACGATGCCGGGGTATGCCTTAGCGATGTCGAGCAGCGCCGGGATGATGTCGCGAACCAGCTCACCCTTGGCGTAGACCTCGCGCACCACCGAGAGACGCCCGCTGCCGCTCTGCCCGATGACCTCGCAGGCGAAGGCGTGGACAAAGCCCCAGTCCACGCCGGCCACCACGCGCTTGAACGGACCCTCGCGGTGCATGACCTGCGCGTCGGGCAGCTGCCAGATCATCCCTTCGGCGCCGACCCACTCACCGAGCACGTAGCGGCGTTTGAAGTAGTCGTCGACGCCGCTGCGAGCATCCGCGAGGTAGTCGGAAGGCAACGCCGGGTTGTCGAACGTGCTGGCATGCAGGTACACGCGATCGGCGGTCGGCGGTGTGAAGCGCACCTTCAGCCAGTGCTTCGGGCTCGCCGGGTTCGTCGCCGCGGCGATCTGGTGGTAGCCGATGCCAGGCCAACTCAGCCGGCCCTTGACCATCACCCAGTCAGACTTGGCGCACTCCGCGGCCTCGTCGACGAACGCCCAGCCGAGTTCCACCGAACCGACCTTGGAGGGAAGTCCGGTAATCGGATCAGGGTCGAGGCCAAACAGCCAGATGCGCGAGCCGTTCGCCAGCTCGTACCAGCGCTCTGTGCGGTTGCTCTTCACAATCTCGCTGCGCGGGATCACGTCGTGGAGCAGCGTGCGCTCGGTGGACGCCGCGAGGCTCGCTGCCGTCTTGCGGAAGATGCCGATGGGGATGCCGGGATAGCGCCGCGCCAGCGCGTAGGCCTTCTCGCAGCCAATGCGGCTCTTGCCGGCGCGGAACGCTCCGCTGTACAGCACCTCGCTCGCCGTGCTGCGCATGAAAGCGCGCTGCTGATCGTTGACGAACGCCGGGCCGAGTTCGGCACGGATCACTCGCAGAGCGGGCGCCTGCTCAAGCGTCCACACGGTCCGCGTCCTTCAGGAAGGCGTCGATAGCGTCGGTCAGTGCGTCCTTCTCGTGGTCGCTGAGGTTCGCCGTCAGGTCGCGGCGCTCGGTGCGCGTCGTGGCTGCGCCGCTCAGGAGCTGCGACTTATCAGTAGCGACACCGTAAGCCATCACGAGATCGCGACCCTCTATCTCGCCAGCCATGATCTTGCGAGACAACGCAGCGTAAGCGAGGTGAGCGAGGCGGGTCGCGTCTTCGGCCATCTCCTCGCGGGTTTTGTGACGCAGAGCGTCCATCTCGGGGCTCGCCATCCAACGCAGAAGAGTCGTGCGCGGAATGCCCGTCTGTTCAGCGGCGGCGGATGGGTTGACCATCTCGGCGGCCATGACAGCCGTCACCTTCTGCCGTTTCGTGTAGCGCCGCCGTTCCGGCATCTACTTGCTCACAGGCTTAGTGCCCGCCGTGACGGAGGCGGGCTTCCGGGCAGCTGCGGCAGGCCAGTCATCCGAGCCATCTCTGCAAGAGTGAACCGAACAGCATCCCTATGAGCCCAGCGATGATCGCCGTGACAAGCACCGTGGCGACGATATCGTGGACGTACATCGTGACCCGTCGGTACATGCTCATCCGACGTGGACCCTGATCCCGAGCAGGTAGAGCACGGCGAGGATGACGAGCAGCCCCACGAGCCACCACACCCACGTCGGCGCGCCGCTCATGTCGTCACCGTCTCCGCCGTGCCGAGCGTGACAGCGAGCGGCGTCTCTGCCTCGTCGGGCACGATCGCCACGGTGATGCGCTTGCCGACGGTGCGCACCACGACGTCATCCGCTTTCGTGATGTGAACGTCCCAGCCATCCGCCGTCTGGGTGACGACGACCTCTGCGGTCATGGCTTTCTCCGATTGTGAATAAAGTGAGCTTCCCTGTACTCAATCCGCGGCTGACACCAACAGTTGCGCGTCAAGTCGTGAACGCGTTCACCCCGATCTCTAGGCAAGACGTGGTCGGCGGTGACCTCTCTAACTGTCACCGCTCTATCATTCCTAAGCTTTCGGAGTGCCTTCGCTCGGAGTGCCTTCACTATCATCCGAGTGTGACGACCAGAGGCGTCGCCACGACGGGAACGCTGATCGTGATGTCGTCACTACCGGCGGTGCGGTTCACGTCCTCGCTGCCGGGCTGCACCGTGATCGTGTCGGTCGAGGCATCCGCGACGCCGTCGGCGACGGAGACGAGGACGACGCCGTTCTCATCCGCTGCGGCCACGACGAGATCGGGGCCGACGGTGATCGTCTCATCGGCGAACGGATTGCGGCCGTCGACGAGGATGGGGCGCGGGGTTCCGAAGACGAGCGTATCTGCCATCTGAGTTCTCCTGTTCAGGACTTCGGGGGGTTGAGGGCCGTCCCGGTGGACTTGGCTTGGGTCGCCGAGCTTGTCACCTGCGACCGCGCAATGAGCACACCGATTGCCACGATCACGGCGTCGACCGCAGCGATCTGCTGCGGGTTGATGCCGACGTTGAAGCTGACGAGCAGCCCGATCACCGCACCGACGATGCCGGTGATGACGACGGGTTCGCTGCCCCAGAGATTGAGTAGCCAGTTCACGCGATGCCCTCCTAGACCGAGAATGTCCACAGGTCGAAGGCTCGGCCTGTCAAGATGGCGGCGCCAGCGTAGGCACGCCCGCCCTTGCCAAACGTAGGCCCCCAGGAATTCTGGAGGTTGTCGTCCACGCGCAGCGGCGAACCGACCATCGCGTAAGACCACAGGAAGATGCAGTGACCGCCGGCGGCCGGCTCGCCGGGTGGCGGATCCGGCAGCGTCGGCGCGCCGGTTCCCATCCAATCCTCGGGCCAGTTCATCCCGACGATGACGGGCAGGTCGAGCACGCCGATCGCGTTTTCGATGGCGAACTGCGGGTTCGTAGACGGGAGCAGCGAATGGTACGGGCCGATCTTGTACCGCTTGCCGTCCGTGCCAAGGATGCCAGTCTTCTGGGCGAACTTCAGGACGAGACGCGGATAGGTGCCCTGCTCGAGCGACGCGTCACCCGTCGCCATGATGTAGAGATCGAGCGCCGAGTGCTCGTTGAAGAGCCACTTGCCGACCTTGCGGTAGAACAGGACAGACGCGGCGCCCGTGATCGCGTTCGCCACGCACGTCCCCGTCTGGCCCTGATTGAGCGGAGCCGGCAGCGGCGCGATCTTGGCCGGCATCGGCGGCTTGACCGGCGTGAGCATGGAGAACGGGTAGTCCAGCGCGTCGGGCGGACTTGGCTTTGCTCCGAGCCGAACGTCAGTCATGGCCGTATCTTGAGCACAAGGTCGGCGACCGTCGTGGCGAGCGTGGCGATCACGAGCCACGTGATCCGGTCGAGTTTCGCCTCTAGAACCCTGACGCGTTCTTTCAAGTCGTCATGCTCAAATCGGGTGATCGGGTGATCGTACTGGTGAATGGGGGGACGTTCGCTCATGGATGCCGCTCATAATCGGGCGTTCGGCATTGGGGGTTTTCCGAGTAGTGCCCGGCCATTATCCGACCGTTCACCGGGCGTGGCGGAACGCGGAGGGCATTCACGCGGGTTGGTCCGCCGGGGTCGTGGAAGTGCACGCCGAAGCCGAGAGGCGTTGCGCCGTCCACGGGGCTACGTTACACCCACTGCGCAAGTGCTCACCAGCTGCGCAAGTGCTCACCAGCGCGGCGGGTCGCTGGCCCCGCGAATGAGTCTTATAGCTGCCGGTCACGCTCGCGAATGGCGGCGTTCGCTGCCTCAATCTCGGGCCGGTGGATTGGGCAGGTGCATTCCCACCACACCATGCGAACCGGGACGCCTGACGCGTCCCGCTCGAAGGCCCATTCGCTAGCCGGATGACGAGCCGGGCCATAGGGGATGCCGACCGACGCCAGAACCGGCGATCGCTTCAACAGGTCGATGTCGGTCGGCATGGCCGGAAGCGGCTCGCGGGTTTTCGGATCAACTAGCCAACTCACACGCCCACCACCGCAAGCAGCGCCGAGAGACAGCCGACGCAGCCCACGAGCCCGATCATGGCGGGGACCGACCGCCAGTACCGGGACAGGTAGGCCGCGCCGACCGCCACCACGACGGCGGCGCCCATCTTGGAGAGGAGCATCGGCCCAGCGCCTACCGAGAGCAGCGCCGCCATCATTGGGTTCGCCTCGTGACCGTGCCCCGTCGCCAGCACGACGCCGAGCGCGTCGAGAGCCTGCGTGGCGAGGACCAGCGAGAAAGCCGTCACGGGGCTTTTCAGCGCTCCCGGTGTCACCTTGCTCATGTTCAAACTCCCTTCAGCGATCCATTCACGGACCGACGACGCCAGTGCAATCCGTGATCGACGCGAGGCTACCCGAGGAAAGCGGCTGCACGTTCCCCGTGATCGTGAGCCCATCGATGTGGGCGAAGACGAGCGCCGGGCCGGCCATCGCAGTCGGAGAGGTGTTGCCGGTGAGCGCCACGTTCGTGAAGCGCAGGCCGGTGCCGGGTAGGACCAGCTCACATTTGAATGAGCCGTGCAGGAGCGTGTTCCCGCTGACGATGATGTTGTGGATGCCGAGCGTCCCGCCGAACGCCTGATTGGCGGCGAAGAACCAGTCCTCGGACCGGTAAGGCTGCGACGGATCGTTGCTGGCACCCTGCCAGGTCGATGTGTTGTTGCGGAACGTCACGGTGTCCGCGCCGCCGGCTGCCTCATACGGCTCGATGTCGAGGACCATGCCCGCGTTATAGGCGAAGATGTTGGCCTCGATCAGGATATTCTTGCCAGACAGGACGGCGAACCCGCAGCGCGACGTGCCGTGGTCATTGCAGCCGTGCATCCACACGCCGTCCGTCCAGTAGTCGGTGTTCGCGGCGTCCCCGTAGGTATTCGAGATGTCGCAAGTGTCGATCTCGATGCGCGTCCCCCCGACGAGACGGATGCCGTGCGCTCCCTCGTGGCCGGAGATTTGCACGCCCGGCGTCGGGCTACCGCCGACGCCCTTCAGGTTGCGAATGGCGATGTCGGACGCGCCGAAGGCTTGGATCAGGCTGTTCGCCTCGACGTACCCTCCGGCCGACTGTAGCTTGGCTCCCTGCCAGTCGGTGATGATGTTCGACCGGGAGTCGAGCACGACGGCCGTAGACGCTAGGTAGATCGCCGATGGCCCGCCAGCCGTGATGATCGAGCCGTTCGGCACGCCAGCGATGAAGGCGTTCAGGGCCGCCGCGATATCCGTTGCGCCCGTGGCGTCAATAGACGGCGGGAAGGGCACGGTGCGCGTCGTCACGGGTGCCGCGAATGGCCGCGTGAGCGACGGGGGCGCGGGCGGCGTGAAGTGCGCCTCGAGCGCCGCGACTCGCAGGATCGCGTTTGTCATGCTGGCCTCCAGTGTGCTGACGCGACCGCCGAGCGCGACGTCGGCCGCAAGCCGTGCCTGCCCTTCGGCGGTGACGGCGGCGGCGCGGATCGACGCCTCGGCCGTGTCGCCGGCCTTGCGCGCCGTGATCTCGGCGTTGAGAGCTGCGGTAGTTGCGTAGGTTGGCATCACTCCTCCTTGCTCGAGGCTATGGTCGAGTTGTCATGAAACGGGCACGACCCCGACGTGCCGCTCTCGGGGCAGTTACAGCGATGGACGATGGCCTCCTGCAGGGCGAGGGCGGCGCAGGCGAACCGACGGATTGACTCGGCGTCCTTGTCTGCCGTGAAGTTGCCCAACGCCCACAGGGCGTCCCGCAGCCGAGCGATCTCGGCCGCTTGCTGGCGGGCCAACTCGATTCCGCGAGCGATCACGTCGCCGCTCCACGACGGATCGTGCGGCCCGTCATGCGCGCGAGGTTTGACGCAGGGCTCGAATGGGCCTCCGGGGACTTCGTATAGATCAACGGGCTCGCCGCAGACCGGCACCAGCGTCCAGCCGTCGTGAGTGAGCGATGCGAGAGCGACCTCAGCAGAGGCATTCGTCGTCGGACCGCGAACAGACGCGGCGTACATCGCCCGCTTGAGTGCGGCCTCGGGAGTGTCGCGGGTGTCAGTCATCGCAGGCCTCACACCGATCATGGCGTCACCTTCGGGCCGATGCAGGCTCCGTCGGGGTGGTATCTCTGACACGTCGGGCACCACGACACCGAGGCGGCGGACGAGCCGCCGGACACGACCCCGGGCCATTCGGCCCCGGAGGGGCGCCGTTTTTTGCCAGCGGCACGGCCCGTCTCGATGGCCTCCAACGCCGCCCGCAGCCGGGCGATCTCGGCCTCTGGGTTGTACGGGTCGCCATCCTCCTCTGGAACCATCTTCCAGCCATCCTTCGGCACCAACGTCCAGTCGGGCATGACGGCGAGGAGATTGCGAGCTTCCTGTAGCCATAACTCTCGGACAGCCTGGCCCATCGCCGATTGGTACTCGTCCCACGTCGGCCAACTCGACGGACGCTTATACGCGAACAGCGCCGCAGCCAGCGCGGCCTCGGGGGTGTCGCGGATGGGCATGGGATCGTCACACGCGAACAGCGCCGCAGCCAGCGCGGCCTCGGGAGTGTCGCGGGTGGTCATGGGATCGTCACCTCCACTAGCCCTTGCGAGAGCGGCGCGAGCCGGGCGAATGCGTCGCGGGACAAGTCGATGATGCGGGCACTCGCCGTCCCGACTAGGCATTGGCAGCTCGTGACCACGGGGAGCGTGAGACAGCGCGAACCAGCGCAGACGATAACGGTGACGTGCGTCCCGGCGACGTAGCCCGGGAGAGCGGCGTACAGGCCGCTGCCGATGTCCCACCAGGAGGCAAGCCCCGTCAGCATCGAGGAGTCGAAATGGGCTGACGGGGCCGCGCTAACGGAACCGACGGGTAGTCGGACAGAGCGCACCTCCTTTCGTGGTTGAGGGAGCGCCAGGAGTGCGTGTCCCGAAGGCCACTCCGTGCCGGCGCTCCTAATCGCCACGAACGCTGACTGCGGCAACGCCGAGTCGTGCCATGCCTCGACGCCGACCGTCTGCGCCGTCAGGAGCAGGCCGGCAAAGAAGGCGAGCGAGAGCAGCACCAGAACCACGCAGCCGACGCGCCGGATCATCCCGCCGCCCCCGACTTCCTGGGATATCGTTCAGCGGGGTACCGCCAGCGATTGGCCCGTTGCCACAAGCGATCGCAGGTTCGGCACAGCCGCTCGCCCTTGCCGCGGATGATGGTGTTCTCGGGAGTGAAGGGGTGACCCCTGAAGCACTCCGTCTTGCGGATGTTCACCGCTGAATGGCCGACACCGCGCCAGCTGGGGACGCGCTTGGTCAGCCACCGCTCGAACCAGCCGCCCCTCTTGTCGTTGTTGTGGTTCCGCCGGATGACGGCGGGATGCTTGACCGCGTTGCAGTGGAGGCAGTGCTCGTGCTCCTCCGGCCCGGCCGGGCACGCTTCGTTGAGGCAAGGGCAGGAGCCGGCCGGCTTCGGCCACTGGTGGGGGACGCACTTCCGCCTGCCGCGTGCCCCGTTGCGGGTCGCCGGGTCGTCGCCGGTCGTCCACGGTAGGTCACTCATGGCTTCTCCTCGGTCGCCTCCAGCGCCCGGTCGATGGCGGCGAGGACGGCGGCGAGTCGAACATAGGCTTCTCCGTCCACCCAGAATTCGTCGGTCGTCCACGCCATAGAGTCGGAGTGCGCCTCATCATCCGGTGTAGTCAGCTCCCCAACCTCCGCGCGGAGTTCCGTCAGTACGGTACGGCGGGTTTCGGCTTCGATGGCGTCTACACCGTTCTGGAAGATGCGCCGGTACCTCTCACCAGTGAAGTTGGGCACATTGGCCTGCATGAGCCAGTCGACGTGCTTCCGCCCGACTTCCGTGCTCACAGCGCATCTCGATGGTTTCACGGGTCATCATCCCCCGCAAAGTGCCGCTTCTCCTCGGTCGGCGCGGCGAGGGCGGCGCGAAGTCGAACCCACGACGGCGAGGCCGGTGGTCATGCAATCGCCCCCGCAACGCGATCCCGTCGGGGCGATCGACGGATGCGCGCAGCCACCGTGACCCGGATCCAGCAGGGCTCACACAGGTCAATCGCCCCGGCTCCCCGCATCGTCATCTGGCCGTCTTCCTTGTATGTCATCCTGGTCAGGCTGAAGTGCAGAACGGCCGCCTCACCCCAACCTCGCCGGCAGAGCGAGCAGGACGGCTTACGCGGACGCTTCCGGTACAGGCGGGTCATCGCAGAACCACGCTAGCGAGCACCGCGAGAGAGACACCGATCAGCACCCAGAGGATGCCGGCGAAGAGGAAGCTGAAGAACCAGGCGCGGGGGGTCATGACCAGCACGCCCTGCAGCGCGCCAGCCGCGCCCACCGATTGCGCGCCTCGGCCCATGCGAAGCGGATACCGCAGCGCGTCCAACCGAGGCGGGGATCGGCGTCGGGACGGGCGAACCGATGCGCGGTGGTCGGTTCGATGTCGAGCACGACGCTCATCCTACCCCCCTAATCTCGCGGAACGTCGCCACGGGGAGCTCGAGGATGTAGGCGCGGCCGACGTGGACGACGGCGCCGTCGGGCGGCGTTGCCCGCCAGCCGTACTCGTCGATCCACTCCTCTTCGAGCATGAAGATGCGCCCCGATGAAACACGCTGACCGGCACCGACCCAATAGAGCGCCCGACACTTGTAGGCGTCCATCGGGATGTACTCGATGAGGCCGACGATGGCGGCGATGGACGGGCGCTGCGCCAGGCGCTTGGACTGGATGCGGGCGCCGCAGGCTTCCACGTCCCACGGCTCCTTCAGCGCCTCCACGTTGCGGCCGACGAGGTAGGTGGCGAGGTCGTGGGAAGTGCGGTTGCCGCGCTTGCGGTTGTTGCGATTGATGTGGGATACGGTGGGGTTTTCGATTGCCGAACAAAACGCGCAGCGGTTTCGGCCATCCGACAGAAGTACCTGAAAGGCATGCCGCCGACACTTCCGCCGCGTCGTGACGTTCACGGTGGCGGAGGAGTCGGCGCCGGACCAGGGAAAGGCGGACAGATTCTGCGTCAACCGCTCTTCGGCCATCTTCAGCAGATCAGCCGGGGTCATATGGTCGCTCATCAGGCGAGTTCCGCGAGGGCGTCCCGAAAGGCAACCTCGGCATCTTCTAGGCCGTCCGTCGTGTAGTCGAGGTCGTCAGGGTCTAGGCAACGGTCAAGGGCTACGATGTAAGCTCTGCTAGCCAGCGCCACGCGGACCAGCGCGGGAAGGGCGTTGAACATCGCCGCCACATCATCCGGGCCCGGGAATGACGAATCTCCAAACGCGTTGTCCAACCACCAGCTGTAGACTGCCCGGTCGCCGCTCTGGACGCCATGCCACGGCCCAGGGGCACAGCCTTCGATGAGCGAGTCCAGCAGCTTTGCGAGGGCTCCGAGGTCAACCATTGCCCAATGCCTCCGTCTTCCCTTCGATGATGGCGAGGACGGCGGCGCGAAACGCACGAGCTGCCGCTGGGCCCGTGCCCGGATGCAGCCCCCACACGGCCTCGGCGATCCTCTTTCTCTCCGAGGCGACTCCTTCTCCGAAGTTCATTGCGGAGTTGGTCTCGTTCGCTGGATCGTCGCGTTCATCGGCGGTCAAGCCGCAGCCGGGACACTCGTCAGAGTGGAATCCATCGGTGCAGAGTTCGAGGTCTACGGTCATCACTTCCTCCTCGAAGAAGGTGGAGGCTTCGGGACGGGGTGAAAACCTACAACGGCAGCCGGTCGCTGCACTCCAAGCTCTTCCAACGTCGCGCCGCGCGCACCCCCTTCATATTCCCTTCCCTTCCCTTCCCTTCCCGTGCTGGTACCCGCTGGCTCCACGTGGCCCCCGCTGGTACCCGCTGGTGCCACGTGGAGCATGCAGGCTTCATGTGCCTTCCGGTTAGAGAAGCTGGGCTTCGGTGGTGACTGGTGGCGGCTCAGGGTAGGGATGAAGACGTGCGCCCCGCATTCGAGCAGGCAGGCGTGCGGCTTAATCGCCTCGAGGAACGCCGGAATGTGAACCCGACGCCAGTCCAATACCTCGAACGGGAAGAGCTCGGCGCCGATACGGTCCACGTCCCAGGCGACGAACCCGGCGTCGTCCGACTCCATCCACAGGCCGATGTAGAACTCGCGTTGCTCAGCGGTCAACCGGGTGTGCAGATCGGCGTCCGTCCAGTATGCGGGGCGGATGAGGCGGACTCGCATGGTGGCAAACCTCTAGTTGCAGCTCGGCGGGGCGGAGGTTTGCCGTCCACGCTCGAGGAGTTCAGCCATTTGCCAACTCCAAGAGAACGTCGGCATGGCACGGCTGATCGAGGGGACACCAGCAGGCGAGATCATGACCACGAAGAGGGGCGAGCCATTCGGCCAGTTCGTCGTCTGACATGACCCCGAGGTTGTCCCGATAGGCTAGGACCACCGTCGAGCCGTCGAGAACCACGCCGCGGAACTCGCGATCGCCAATCTTCCACGAGTTGCCCCACCGCGTCGGCCGTCCGACGTAGATCGCCCCTTCGGGCATCCGCCAGCCCTTTGTCCGTCGGCGCTGGATGCGTTCAGTCATCGCCGAGCCTGCGATCGATTGCGGCGTGGATGGCGTCGGGCGCCGCGAAAACGAGCTCGAGGAGTTCGCTCATAGTCCCCACCACGGCTTTCGGTAGGGGTCCAGCAGGGTCCGAAGCTGGCCGACGTACAGCGGCAACTCGGGGCGATCGTAGACCTCATTGAGAAGCCGGACGACTTCGGGCGGCAGACGCTTAACGTTTAGGTAGCGGCGAGCGTAGTCCCATATCTCTAGCCGCAGGCGCGCCTGAGCGCGGGTTCGCCTAGTCATCGCCGAGCCTGCGATCTATCGCAGTGAGGAAACGGGCAATGAACAGCGTGGCGTTCGGAGTCCACCTAAATTCGCCCGCCATCTCCGCCACCTCCTCGCGAAGCTCGCGAAGTACGGCGGCGCGGGCCTCCGCTTCGATAGCGGCGATCATGTCCCCGAGCACGAGGGGGGCGCTATGCCGGTGGTAGCCGCTCCACAGCAACTCTTTCCCGGCCTCGGTGCTCATCGCGGCACCAGCAGGCGCAGCACAAACACGCCGATGAACACGACGATGATCGCCGCCACGAGGAGCCAGGTGGCGAGGCTGCGCTGCGGCTCCTCCGGCGGAAGGTACGGCCCCTTGTGCGCTTGGTTGCGGGTCACGCCGTCACCACACCGAATGGCGTCAGGTCCCAGAGCGTTGCGTGGAGCGCCGCCGCCTCCTGATCGCGCATCCGCCGCGCGGTCGCTCGCATGGCGCGCAGCGTCAGGTACTGGTGAGCGAGACGCCGCCGGAGGGCGTCGGCGCACATCTCGACATCGATGGCCCACGGCGCAAGCCGGACACCGTTTCCGCTGGTGACGATGGGATGCCCTGCGAGGCGCAGCTCCTGAATGGCCTCCTGCACCTTGCGGATCGTGATGCATCGTGATGCCCAGCGCAAAGGCGATGTCAGGCTGCGTGGCGCTGGCCTTGCGGAGCAGCGAGAGAACGCGGTCAGCGTCGTCGCTCATCGCGGTGCCTGCGGCTTCTCGTTGCACCCACGCTCCGGGCACGCGAGGAAGGCGCTGTAGGCGTTGCCCGTCTTCTTCGAAACTCCCGCCGGCACCGTCTTCCACGGAACACGGTGAACGGGGCAGAAGGCTGAGGGCCCGGTGAACTGGTACTGTGGTGCCACGACCGGCGGCAGGGGTGCGGTGGTCGTGCTCGCGTTTGCCGCGCCGCTGGACAAGATCACCATGTCGGGCGGCGGCGTGGGCAGCGGCGGCTCCCCGGTGGGCAGCGCATCGGCGGGGATGGCGTCCAGCGCCATCTGCTCCTGCGCGGTGGCACTGCGTTCCAACGCCGTGGCAATGCGCTCGAACAGCGCGACGGCGGTGCGGTCGTCGGCGGTCATGCTGTTGCCTCCCTTTGCGGACGAACGTACTTCGCCCATCGCTTGCCTTTGATGTAGGCGCCATCCGCGCGGTAGCCCTCAGCGGGTTCTTCGCTCCACTTGATCTCGCCGAAGCCTTCATACTGTCCACCGCGCGGTCCTTTCAGGGGCACGCTCAACCTCGCCTCAATGTCCCGCCGCGCCTCGGCTCGAAAGTCGGGGTCACTGTCGAGAAGTTCGCGGTTGATCCAATAGAGCGCGGCGAACCGTCGCGGCCCGCTCACTTGATTGCCCTCCCGAGCGGATTTCCCATGATTGCCTTGGCCTCCGTCTCGCGCCATTCGTAGAGCGCGCGGGCCTGAAGGAAGGCTTCGAAAGTGCGCGGTTCGACGTTGAACGGGACCACTTCGTACCCTTCTGGTCGCAGGTGCAGGACGGCGTGGGCGGTGATCCTAGGCAGCGTGTACCGCGTCGTGTCGCCGGCGTTTCCCGCGAACTCGGCGTTGGCATAGGCGCTGAGCTGCAGCGAGGTCTCGGGGTAGACGCCGGTCCCGGTTTTCACGTCGAGTATGTACGTGTCGCCCGCCATGAAAGTGATCGCGTCGAGCGTCCCGGCGTAGCGATGCGTCAGGCTGGCGACCATCTGCTCCGTTGCCAGGTAGGTCGGCTTCCACTCGTCGAGGAACCGCTGGAACGCCGCGAGGAACGGACGCTCCTCGTCGGTCATCGTGACCGGCAGTCCCTTAGCGATGGACTCTGCCAGCGCGTGAACCCGCGTGCCGATGTCGGCGGCGGTGTTGCGCTGGTAGTCAGGGATGGCCTTCAGCCAGTTGACCGCGGCGGCGAGGCCGCCCGTTGCCCGCATGGTGGCGAGCATGTCCAGGTTGCGGACGGCGCAGGCGGCTGTCTCGCGCTTTGCCCAGCCCACGAGGGGCCCGCTCTTGTCAATCATCCCAATGATGCTGGTGACGCCCGGGAGCGGCCCGCTGTCAAACGTGCCCTCTCGCCACGTATAGATGTGCTTCGGGGTGCGGGTCAGCCCGAGGACGGCGGCGCGGTCAGCGATCGCCATACAGCGCCCGCAGTTCCAGCTCGTCGATCTTCGGCTCCGGTCGGTTGGCGGGGTCCCGGAGTTCCACGTAGGGCCGGAACGTCGCGAGCAGCCACTCCTCGTTGTGCTCCCGGCAGCGCGCCCAACTGAACTCCGGCTTGCGCTCGCAGCCTGCGACGTGGCAGCGGCGTTGCGTGCTTTCCATGTCTCTCCTTCCCGTGATGCCCCACGGTCGGGTTCTTAGCGGCCCCGAATGGCTCGGTAGTAGCGCTGGCGGAGCCACATGGCCCCGAGGTAGTCGCCGATGAAGATGGCGCGGCGCAGCTGGCGGCGCAGGGTGTCGACGTAGCGCTCGGCGGCGGTCATCGAAGATGCCGCGGGTTGGCGAGGCGCAGCCACGCCGAGAGGACGGCGGTGAGCACGAAGAGGGAGATGACGGCGATGGCGACGGCCAACGCATAGTCGGTGGTGCTCATGCGGTGCCCTCCTTGGCGCGGGCGAGGGCGTCCATCACGGCCGTCCACTCGGGACCGCTGGGGATGAGGCGGCCATTCTCGGCTTGCGAGAGGATCGCCTTGTTGACCCCGGAGAGCTTGGCGAGGCGGTTGAGGCTCAGGCCGAGTTTGACCCGCTCAGGCCCCCAGGCGCGGCCTCCGGTACGGAGTGGCGCGGTATGCGTGTCCATCGCCGTGAAAGCCTAGCGCGCCGGTTATAACTTGTCAAGCGCCATCCTGTAGGCCGTTCGTCGCCCGCTGGGGTACCTTTCGCCGCTAGACCTTGGCGATCCCGTAGATCCGGATCGTGCCCGTGGCGATGTTGCCCGAGGACATGATGAAACGGAGACCCGTGATGACCGTCGTCTGGATGTACCTTCCCCCCGTGACGCAGGCGTCGATGGCAGGGTTTGCACTGTAGACCACCGAGTTTCCGAAGATGGTCGGGTACACCGTTCCGCTGTTGGGATTGAAGAGGCGATAACTGGCGCTGAGTCCGCCATACGCGGCGTCGCTGGAGATACCCTCCACGCCACCATTGCCGTCGATGATGATCTCGGCAGCCGAAGCATCGCCGGCAAAGCCGTTGCTACCATCTGGGATGAAACGCCACGACTGCCACGAATAGTGGGCCGCGGTCGTATCCCACGACGGACCGCCCCCGGTCCCCATTTCGAGGTACAGCGCCGCAGCATTGGTCGCCGGTACGATGGCGAGGATCTCGATCATGTACTCGTCGTAAGTGCTACTGATACAGGTTGTGAAGTCGAGTGAGGCCGACGTCGCCGCCGTGTGCTGTTCGAGAAGGACGAGCGCCCCGCCGCCGCCGCCGCCGCCGGCGATCGTCACGGCGCCGCTGCCATCGTCGGTGACCGCGCCATTAGGGAAGGTCATCTTGACGACGCCGGTCACGTCCGGCGTACCCGTGCCATCCTTGACTTCGAGGGAGCTGCCAGCGCCGATGGCCGTGACGACGGCGCTCGAGTTCTTGAGCTTGGCAAGGTGATCCGTATCCACAAAGAGACGCTGATCGCCGCCGCTGGGGGTGCCAACGGAGGCGCCGGCCGTCTCGACGAGGAGGACGCTGGGGTAGAGATTGTCGCTGGCCTTAGTGATAGCACACCACCTTTCGGTAATCTGTTATGCTGTTCCCATGGCAAGGCATGAGCCGCTCTTCATCCGTTTTTGGCGCCACGTTGACAAGTCGGAGGGCTGCTGGATATGGACGGCCAATCGCAGCCAAGACGGCTACGGGCGCATCCGTGTTCAGAGTCCCAAGAGAACGGACCTCAACGCCCACCGCGTCGCCTGGGAGTTGACATATGGTCCGATCCCAATCGGGCGACAGGTTCTCCACACCTGCGACAACCCGCCGTGCGTCCGTCCCGATCATCTTTTCCTCGGAGACAATGCTACGAACGTCGCTGATCGCGTGGCGAAGGGCCGATCCGCTGGAGCAAAGGGCGAACGGAATGCCCATGCGAAGTTGACGATCGAGCAGGTCGCTGATATACGCGCCAGATGGGTGCCCGCTCCGATCGGGCGCCCAAAGCGTGGCGAACCGCAACGCAGTACCTCGGCCCTCGCTGCCGAGTACGGAGTGACGCGAGCGCAGATCTACCACGTCGTGCGCAGCTGGAGTTGGTAGCATCGCATCATCATCCGCCGTAAACGAGATCCGTTTGCGCCTCGTTCTGAAGGATGTCAGCGAAGACAAGCGGCGTGCTCGGCGTATCGGAGATCAGCAGTTCGCCCGCGCCGCTTGACGATCCGCCTCCGCTGTGCGACGGGAAGCCGTACCACGTCGTGCCGCCATCCTCGCTGCCGAACGCGAGCACCGTCACGGTGGACGGCGTGGTGCTGAGTGTTGGCGCAGTGCCGCCCGGCCAGACGACGGAGCCGGGCCACGTCGTCACCCAGCCGCCCGTGCCATCCTGCCGTAGGAACAGCTCAAAGGAACAGAAGACGCCCGCCGTGGCGCCGCTGAAGGTGAACGTGGCGTCGGCGGTGAGCGTGACATCCTGCACGTTGCCGAGTGAGAGGTCGCAGATCGGCGTGGCCCCCGAAACGGCAACGGTGTTGATGACTTCCTTACCACCGTCGATGTTCGTGACGTAGCCGGTGCCCGATCCGGCGGGCGTCGTCCAGTGCCCCGTCCCGTCGAGGTACTCCGTGGCGTCGGCGGGCAGCGCATCGACTGGCGTGCCCTGAATGCCGGCGACGGTTGGGTCGGGGTAGCTCCCCGCGAGGTCGCCGCCAGCAGCCCCGCTCGGCGCGCCACCCCCACCGCCACCGCTCCCGCTGTTCCCGGTGTCTGCCGAAACACCGCCACCTTGCGACAGCGTGGTATCCGTGAGCTTCTGCGTCCAGTTGGCGTCGAACTTCGCGACTTTCATGGCGTTTCAGCGTAGAAGCCGATCCCGGCGAAGGGACGACTGCCGAAGTAATGGACATCCAGCACGTACTTCTCGCCATAGAGCCGCCAGTAGCGATACGCCGCCGGCGGCGAGAGAGCGGGCGATCGCAGGTTCTCCGTCCCCGGAACCTGCGCGGCGAAGATGGCTGCGTCATCTGCAATCACCGTCCACGTGGTCCCATTGTTGCTCGCACTGACATTCCACGTCCAAGGGAAGCCGTCCCCGTCATCACGGGAAACTGGCCCGACGATGAACATGCAAATGCGCGCAGGCGATCCGAGATCGGCGCGCAACTCGGCCGACATCGTTTGGCTTACATCCGCCACGCCTTCGCCCATCCCAAAGCCCGATCCATCGCAGGGCGTTCCATACACGCCGACCGGGCCGGAAATGTAGCCGTCACCGGGCACGCTTATGAGCTGCGTTCCGACGTATGTCTGCGTGACGTTCGAACGGGGAGTCGCAGCGACGTAGCTCGTAGAGATTTCCACGGAACCGGGGTCGGGCCAGATCGGAGGGAAGTCGCCGATTCCCCCGGGGGCCGTGATCGTCCACCGGGCACCGAAGAACTCCGGCGCGACTGGGCTGCCCCAAGGGGCATCCGCAGGGCATGTAAAAGACGTGATCGGAGTCAACTCGAGCCGCATGTTGTACAGGACATTCGTTAGCTCGTTCGCCATGACGCTGCGATTGAGCACCCGGCACCACTGGAAGTCCGGCCCCCATGTCGCGTTCGAACCGTTCGGCATGTGGCTGAACTTGCAGGAGACACGCTGCCCGGCCTTGATCTGTGTCACCTGCGCTGCGGGGATCGCCCTGAGCGTACAGGTGATCCGGTCATCCTCTGTGCTGTTTTCGACTAGGTAGCGGTCGGCGCGGACATTCGCCATCGCCAGCGTCTTCACGTTCGATGATGGCGCGGAGGCATCCCGCCAAGCGTAGTTGCAGGCGTTCTGTGGCCGTGTCCGAACGGCGGGTGAGTTGGAACCGTTGAACGGCAAGAATACCCGAGACACGACGCGGTCCGGGTTACGCACCAGTTCGGCGTCGGGCTCTGGCGCAAATGTCGTCACGCCGTCCACGTCGGCGAGCACGTTGCTGATCCGCAGCGGCGAGTCGAATATCGCGTCGTCGTTGAAGTGATAGAAAAGCTGGTAGTGGCCCGTAGCCTCGTTGTAGGTCACGAAGAAATTGCGTCCGCTTTGTTGTGCACATTCATTGAGTACGTCGAGCGGTTTCTGTTGGCTGTAGTCGGCGGCGTCCATCGCCACGCCGCCAGTCGTCTCGACGAGCCCCTCGTCGTACAGCGTGTCGCTGAGGAAGTCGACGGCGAGCAATGCCTGTATTCGCTGTATGTCCGTCTCGGCTGGCCGCACGAATGACGAGGTGGCGTCGATCGCGACGGGTGAGAACTCGCGGAAGCTCAGGAAGGAATTGATGTCCACGAGATCGACGTCGATCTTGCGCATGACTCCGGTGCGCAGCGAGTCAGTGCCGCGCTGATAGTGACGCTGCCCGATGTAGCCCGTCCAGAGCCGGTTGGAGCCGTTCGGCGCCGCCGTCTCATCGAGGAAGAGCTGCTTCAGCCCCGTGATGGCGTCGCCGGCATGGCCGAGCGTGCCGTCTACATCGTCGAAGAGCAGCGAGCCGACGGCGACTGCGCCGAGCTCCGCCTCGTCCACCACACCCGCGATCGTGCCGAGCCGAACGTAGTCCGTGAGATCGACGGACCACGACGCAACGCCGGGCGTCGCCGGGCTGAAGTAGGTGACGGTGAGGCCCATCTACTGCGCGCCCTGCATGACCGGCGTCGGCCCCCAGCGCGTCTGGAAGGTGTTCGCCGTCTGGTTCTGACGTGCGCTCACGGTGACGTTGACCTTGACGGGATAGGCGTCCCCGCCGACGTTGCCGCCCGATCCACCAGACGATGTGATCTTGGGCACCACCACGTCGCCGCGCTCGCCCTGTCGGTAGATCGTCTGCGCCGTCGTGATCTGCTGAACGGTGAACTGCTTCGACTTGATCGCCGCCGTCACGGCATCGACGCGCGCCTTGAGCGAGGAGATGTCGCCGTTGATCGTCGCGGCAAGCCGCGTGTCCCCCTGCGAGAGGTAGCGCTGGTATAGCGCCTTGAGATCCTTCAGCGCGCCGTTCATCGATACCAGCGAGGGCCCCGTGCTCTCTTTGAAGACGGAGGCGAGTGCGTCGGCCTTCGCCGCTGCACCTGCCCCGATCGCGCCACCGCCGGATAACAACGTGGCAAGCTGCCCGCTGAGACTCGTGCCGCCCTGGATCGTGCCGCGCTCGCCACGCCGGAAAGCGTTGGCCTGCGCCTGCGTCGGGGCCGGAACCGCGTTCTCCGCGATCTTGTCAGCCTGCACCAGCCTCGCCTCGATAGCGGTGTTGATCTCGTCAAGCGTCTTCTGAAGGCCGCCTTGAGCCGCCGCGGCGAACGGGTTCCACCACTGGCCGATGAGCTGTTGCGCTGCGTCTCCCGTCGCCTTCCGCGCCGCCTCGAGTTGCGCAAGCGTGGCCGTCTTCACGAAGTCGCCCGTCTGTGAGGCGATGGCGTCAGCCTGGTTGGACGTGTTCATGTACTGGTTGACGGCAACGGCGCCGATGGCCAGCGGTGCGGCGACTGTCGCTGCTCCCGCCGCGAGTCCCGCTGCCCCGGTCCATACGGCCCCAGCGGCAGCCGGTGCGGCTGCGCTCTCTGCGGCACCGGCGAGTCCACCACCGAGTCCACCCACACCCATGTTGTCAACCCAGACGTGCGTGACGCCGAGCGCCGCATCAGCCGCGGCGCCAACGCCGGGCACCTTGCCAAGCAAGCTCCCGATGATGCCCGCCGCCCCACTCGCCACGGCTTTGAGCGGCGACCCACCGAATAGCCAGCCCGCTGCTTTGTTTGCGACGATACCGCCAATGAGGAGTTCTTGGAGCGGGCCAGGCAACTTGCCCCACCAGCCGGCGATGGTTCCGAAGATGCCACCTACCGCGCCTGCTACTGACGCGGCGATGTTCTCGACAGACGTCAGCGCACCGAGGAGCGAGGCGCGGTTCGTCGGGTCAGCGAGGTACTTGTTCGCCGCGTTGCCGATGTCGGTGAGCATCGGGATGATTGTCAGCCCGGCTTGGATCTCCAGCCCGGACAGCGTGGCGTTCCACGCCCGCTGCGTGTCTCGGAGCTGGGCGAGCTGCGCCACGTTCTGCGCGGTGAGGACTTCGCCCATCTGCGCCGCTTCGGCCTGTGCGTCGAGGATGCCCTGCCGGCCGAGCGAGAGGTACGGCGTCAGCGTCTGGTAGCCGCGGCCGAAGACCTGCGAGGCGAGCGCCGCCACCTTTGCTTTGTCGGCTGCGCTGGTGGCCTTGGTATAAGAGTCGGCCACGTTGAGCAGCGCGTCAGAGAAGCCGATCGCCTGACCCTTGTTGTCGGTCAGCGTGACCCCGTAAAGGTTCTGTAGGGCGACGAGCTTGTTGGCCGGGGCGAGGGTGCTAGACTGCGAGGCGTTGAGTTTGTCCTGTGCCTTCGCTTCGGTGATGAGTTTATCGATCAGCGTGGTCTTAGCGCCGACCGCCTGTAGATCGGTCTTCTGCTGCTCTAGGGCAAGCGTGTGCGCGCTGGCCTGTACCTTGGTCGCTGCGGCCGTCGTCTCGGCGAGCTTGCCAACCGTCTTCTCATACATGCCGCCGATCGTCGAAACGCTGTCTTCGGAGATGCCGAGCTTATTGGTGACGGCGAGCAACGCGGACATCGACTCGACCGACTGGCCAGTCTTCTGGCTCAGCGCCAGCGCGGCGTTGCCGACGGCCTCGACCTTCGAGACGGACTGCTCCATGGCGCCGGCGATACCGAGCAGCCCGGCACCGCCTGCGAATAGGCCCATGTTCGAGATGAGGCCGCTGATCTGACTCCCGGCGTGCTCCAGCGCCCCGCCGACCTTCTTGGCCGCGCCCTCGACTCCGGAGAGCCCGCGCGAGAGGAGGGAAGTCGACCCGGTTGCCCTGCCGGCCGTGGTGCTGAGACCGCCGAGCTTGCTATCGGCGGAAGACACGCCTCCGCTGAGCTGATCCTTGAGGAGCAGTTCGGTGATGAGTTGCGCCGTCTCACCGATCATTCCAGCGCCCCTTTCAGCGCGCCGTAGGCGGCGTCTTCCTGCGCGCGGAGCACGCGGGCACGCTCACGCATGCGGAAGCCCGCCTGTTTCTCGGCTGCGACTTGCAGGCTCAAGTTCGCCTCATGCCAGGTTAGCTCGCCCGGACCGCGGACGGCCTCCCAGCCGTTTCGGTCTGCGAGGATCGCTTGGAGCGCTTCGGGCGCTTGTGCCCAGAGAGCGGGATCGGAGACGTCGGTGGTTCCGTCGGCCCAGGCGGCGATAACCTCGCAGACCTTCGGGCTAAAGGGGCGAAGATCCGATCCGAGTACAGCGTGTCGGCTCGCTCTCCCACCTCCATTCCACCCTCGTCCCAGGGCAAGAGTTCGGCGATCGTCTCGGGCGTGATCTGGCGCGGCTTGCCTTGCGCGTCGGTGAATGTCCAACCCACGATCCCGTACTCGAGGTAGACCTCGGCGAGCCCCGCCGTGGCGTCGGGGAGCGTGGCTTTCGCCAGCTCCCTGATCTTGTCATTCTGATCTGCCGCATCCATGAGACGGGCGCGGGTGTCGGGATGCAGTTCAAGATACTCATTCATGACGGCCTGCGAGACGTTCGTCGCCGCTGTCCCAAGCGCAACGGACACGTTCTGCCGGAGGTAGACGATCTCCCCCGTGTGGGGCGTGCCCGGACAAGGACACGCCCCCTCACGGACGGGAACCGCGATGGGCTCGCTCATAGCGCCGCCCGCTTAGAGACGCTAGTGATCGACACGGCGTAGCCGAGCGTCGGATCGTAGACCTGATGGGAGACCATCTGGAATGCCGTGTTCGTGTTCACCGTTGTCCACGCCCGCGTCAGCCAGTAGCCGGGGAAGCGGAAGTCCAGCGAGTAGGGGATGCCGACCGACGCCAGAACCGGCGAGGTCGTTTTGATCCCGAAGAAGCGCTCGGTCGGGTTGGCGTCGATCCACTTTGCGGCCTCGTTGAGCCATGCCGTCTGCTTGGCGCCCTGCGCCGTCCACTGGATCACGCGCTCGCCACGGCCGTAGTTGGCGACCTCGAAGCGAGAGTTCGATCCGTTCTGGAAGCGTTTGACGTCGATGTTGTTGACGTAGCTGATCTGCGAGTCATAGAAGATGTCGCTGAGCTTCGTCGTCTCGATGGCGCCGTAGGCGTCGTTGATATAGACCTCAGTGTCGGCCGCGAACATCGGCACGGGAGCGAGGTCGACATTGAGTGCGCCGGTCGGCGTGGCCGGGTACGGCGCGTTCTTGGCGAAGCGGAACGTCCCGCCGAACAGGATCGGCCCGAGGTTCTGCGGGTAGTCCAGCGTGAAACTCTCGAGGATGCCGCCCGTGAACGCCCACGAGTCGGCGGTAGCGTCGTCGTATGCCTCGGCCGTCCAGGTGTCGAAGACATCCTGCGAAGTCGAAGCCGGTACCGCGGTGAGCGTCTTCGCCGTGCCGCTGGTCCCGATGACCAAGCCGCCCATGACACCCATCGAGATAATCGTCGGCACGTCATCGCCGAACAGCTCGGCGTTGGACACGGCGCCGGTGATGTCGGAGGCGAGGCGCCACGGCGCGATGGCGAGGTCCAGCGTGCCGGTGTCGGCAGTCGAGGCCGTCCAGTGTGGGTCGAGCGCCGGGACGAAGGACCACGGCATACGCCGAGTGGCGGGGACTTGCGTTTTGAACGTTCCCTCGATCCCCATCTGGAACGCGCGCAGGCGGGTGACGCCTGCGATCGGAGTCAACGGCATGGCCGTTAGTCCTTTCTGGGCGTCATGTCCGCCCTACCGTGATGTAGCCCCTGACTTTGAACATGACCGCCGCGTAGAGCGCCCCCTTCTCGTCAAAGTCGCGGGGTTCGACTAGGACTTGGGGCTCCATGATTGAGCGAGGATCGGCAGCGTGGAACGCCGCAGCGAGGGCGTCCATGACGGTATCCACGACGAAGTTGACGCGGTTGTCGAGCTGCTCGGGGTCCGGCTGCACGTCCACGTAGAACACCTCGGCTTCGATGAGCCGCTTCCACGTGCCCTGCGTCAGCGTGTCCTCCTCGTCCATTGCCCCGAGATAGAACAGCGGGACTTCGCCGGAGAACGTAGACGGGCGAACGTGCGCCACCTTGTGGACGATCGTCGGGTTGGCCGTGCGATAGTTCGTCAGCGTCGTGATGAGACCAGCGTGGAGCGCCTGCCGCCAGCCGGTCGTGAGCGTCCACTGGACGGTGTTGTCTGTGATCGGTGCCTGGTTCGAAGCGGGCACCGCCGGCCACGCGGGTTCAGTCACGTCGGAGATCCCGGCTTGCGAGCAGACCCACAGCCAGCCCGTGAACGTCGTCGGCAGGACGTAGGCCCCGAGGACATAGGTGTGCGAGGGAAGCCAGTACGGCTGCCAGCCCGATCCGCTCACTTCGCTTCATCCCATGCTTTGACGATCACGGCGGCGAGGTCGCCGCCCGTCTTCTGGATGCCGATCTGCGCGCCGGGGAAGAAGTACGGCGTGGCGGGTCGGCCCTTGACGGAGGCCACCACCACCATGTCGGCGTTCGTACCGCCGTACTGCCGGGCACTCGCGGCGGTCATCGCGCCGGTGAGGCGGTACTTGATCCCGAACCGTTCAGCGCCCGCCTTCTGCGAGTGGAACGCCAGCGCCATCTTCGCGGTCGGCGTGATCTTGGCGTGTTTCGGCCCGTAGATGCCGGTGCCCTCCTCGACGTAGCGGGAGTATGGCGCTAGCGACTTGATCGTGACGCTCGTCGGGCTGGCGTCCGTGATCTGGATGCTGTGCTCGAGGAAGCTGGTACGGCGGAAGCGGGACGCCAGCAGCTTCTGCTCGCGGATGACCGCGCCGGCCCCCGCCGTCAGGATCTTGGTGTGCGTCGCCGACGCCCCGACAGCCTGAAGCCGTGCCCGGAGTTGCGCCATCCCCTTGATGTACTCCTCAGCCATGTGCGACCAGCTGCCCCATGTGCTCGAGGAACACCGGGGCGAAGCAGCGCAAGCAGAGCGCCCGGAGCTCGCCCGTGAGCGGCAGCGGAACGTGCGCCACGCGGGATCGGCGCTTGCCGCAGCGTGAGCAGATCACATTGACCTCGCCTGACTGCCGATCTTGAAGTCGGCGATGAACCCGCGCACCTCATCGGGGAGGCGGCTGTATTGGAGGATGCCGCCCTGCGGCGTGATCGCCACGTCGGCGAGGATCGCGTCGCTGCGCTTGATATAGAACCCGGCCAGCACCTTGACGGCCTGGAGGAACGCCGAAGGGTAGCCGCCGTAGTCATCGGTCGGCAGCGTCGAGTCCCAGCCAGCGTCGCCGACGATCACAAGGTCATTCGGCATGCTCGTCCACGCGTAGCCGCCGCCGCGGTTGCGTGGATCGAATGGGTTGTCCGCCGCCTGGTCGAACCACGAGTTCTGACCGCCAAGCGCGAGCCACCACGGCATCTCTGAGTCGGCGCGCCACGGGCGAAACTGGAGCGCGACGAACGTCCCGGTATTGAGATCGTCGGGCACCGCCCACGCCGACGGGCTCGTATTGCCGTCGCCGGGAACCGTCACGGACAAGATCGTCCCGCCGAACGTCGCCGTCGTGAAGTTGCGGAAGCCGGGGATGGCGACCTGCGCCGCGAGCATCGTCGTGGTGGCCCACGTGAGCCCCACGTGGTCGACGAGGAAGCGGTGCGTGTCCTTCTCGAGTTTGCTCTGCGCGGCGCGGATATTGGAGCCGATCGTGGCGTCCGTGTACCGCGAGTTGCCCGAGATGTCGAGGCCGAGATAGTCACGGACGTCCTGAGCGGAGACGGCGAGGGATGTAGTCATGCTGCCGCCTCCTGCGGGACTGCTGCGGCGATCATGTCGCGGAACTGAAGGGCCGCGGCGGGCCATGTGAAGTTGGCGGCGACGTGTCCGGGCCCCTTGGCACCGAGCACGGTGCGCAGTACGGCGTCATTCACGAGCGACTCGACGGCGGCGCCAAACTTGCCCTCGTCGGCCCAGCCCCAGAAGTGGGAGTACACGTTGTCAATCCGGGTGCAGATCGGGACCGTGACACCAGCCGGGCCGATCACCTCGGGCACCGCGCTGTACTTGATACCGACGGCCGGGACGCCGCACGCCAGCGCCTCGGCGATGCAGAGCCCGAAGCCCTCCGACGAGTTGGACACGTAGATGTCGGCCGCGTTGTACAGCGCGTTGAGCAGCTTACGGTCGAGCCCGCCGTACTGGTCGTGGTAGCCCGACGAGAAGAGCTGGCTGGCGATCTTGCCGTACTTGCTCACCTCGTCGGAGAGATCGCCGCCCTGGTCGCGCGTGGCGCAGTGCCACACGAAGTCCACGTTCGGATGCCGCGCCAGCACGGGGCCGAGTGCCCGGAACAGCGAGGGGTACATCTTGCGCGGCATATGGCGGTCGGTGCGAAGCAACGTGAGCCGGTCGGCCGGCCGTCCGAAGAGCTTCTTGCAGTCCGCCTTGGAGTGGAGCTTGCGCGTGCCCTTCGCCGTCTCGAGGTAGATCGGGCGTTTCTGGCTCACCGGCCAGAAGTCGTCAGGGTTGACGCCGTGGTAGACGACGGGCGGCCGCTGCGGATAGATGTGGGCGATCTCGTCGGCACCGAAGCGCGACATCGCCACCGGGCGCATCTTGCGCCACACGGCGGCCCACGCCGGCGGTAGGCCGTCGCCTTCGATCGGAACGTAGTGGAACACCGGGAAGCCGTCGGGGATGAACTGCGGGACGGGGCTCATCTTCACAGAGGCCACATCGCCGAGGATGATCCCGGCCTCGGGCGCCCAGCCGTCCTCGAAGAGCGAACCCGTGAACATGCCCTCCATGCGGGCCACGGTCCGCGCCACGACCTCCGGGTTCACGTGGTCCGCCAGCCAGCCGTTCGGGTTGTCGAGGATCGCCGTGCGCCCTGCGAACGGCTCCGGCAGGTCGCCGCCGGCCTGCTCATTCAGCGAGAGGAACCGCACGTCCTCGCCGAGCGCGATCAGCGCCAAGCCGAGATCCTTGGTGACCGAACCGAAGCCGGTCCCGGCGCTGTCCCCGAGGAAGAGAATGCGCGTCATGCGTGCAGCCCTTCCCAGCGCGCCCGGTCCGCCTCGATGATCGGTCTCCAATACCCCATGTCACGCGATGACGAACCTTCCGGCGTATGGCGCACCGGCACGCCCGTGAGACGCCCTACGGCCTTCCCTGACGCTCTCACGGCCTCCTCGAAAGCATCGTCGCCGTACCACAGGCCCCAGCTCTCATCGAACGGAATGCCGAGGTCGGTGCCGAAGACGAAGCAAAAGCCGGTCATGCCACCGGCACCCCACGAACCCGTCGTGCGCACTACCGACCCGACTGCATAGCCGTCGCACCAGCAAGCGTTCACGTCGGGATAGACCACGCCGAGCGACGGGTCTTCCATCAGCGCGCCGGCAAGGAATGGCAGCGTGCGCGGCTTGATCGCCACGTCGTCATTGAGCACGGCCACGAAGTCGGCCTCGGCATAGCGCGCCTGGCGCACGCCCGCGTTCCACATGCGATAGATGTGGTGCCCGTAATCCTCGGAGTTCAGCACGATCGGTAGCACGCCGTCGCCCTCGAGGACGCGCAGGAGCTCACGCAACTCGGGTGGGTGATAGCGGGTCGGGATCACGGCGGCGATCATCGGTAGCTCGTCCCGATCCCAGATGGGACAGCGGGCCGAAGTCCCGAGCGCGTCTCGTATACCATCCGGTCCTGCTCAATCAGCGGATCGAACGTCACCCGGTCCCTGTCCGAGGAATGATGGAGACGATGCCGCAACGGCACGCCGCGCACGAGGCCGACCACGTAGCCCGCCGCGCGCACGTCCTTCTCAAACTGCCCATCCCCGTACCACCAGCGGTAGGACTCATCGAAGCGAACGGGGAGATCGGCCCGCATGACGAAACAGAACCCAGTCAGCCCCGATCCGGGTTCCGGCCAAGGCCACATGCCCGTCGTGCTCGTGACGATCGGCTTGCGAGGCAGCGAGCTCCAGCTGCTGTAGAAATCCGGGTATGCCACGCCGAGCCGTTCATTGTGCTCAAAGGCTTGTGCGAGGAGCGGCACCGTGCCGGGCATGATCTCGATGTCGTCATTGAGCACGGCGATGTGTTTCGCGCCGTGCCCTCGCGCAGCGTCGCAGGCGACGTTCCACATCCGGTAGATCCGGTGATCGCTCTTGTGGGCGTCGACCGTCAGGTGCGTGCAGATGCCGTCCTGCCACAGGACCGCGAGCAACCGGAACAGCTCTGGCGGATGGTAGCGGGTGGGGATGACGGCGCAGATCATGCCGCTGCACCCTGTGTGATCTCGATGAATGCCGCGAGCTGCGCCGGGAACTCGGCCGCAAGGGCAAGGTACTCGTCGAGGAAGCCGGCTGGTTCGCAGCGCTGGCCGGTCGGTACGATCGCCACCGGGCACCCACAGAGCAGGGCAAGCTGCGTCATGCCGGTGTGCTCGTCGAGGCTGTACAGGATCTCGGCTCGGTTGAGCGCCGCCGCCAGCACGCGGGAGTCCTGCCGCATGGCGAGCGTGATCTCCGTGGCCGCCCCGTCGATGCGCAGCCGATCCCGCTGCCCTTTGCCGACGAAGTACAGCGCGCCCGCCCGTATGGCATGACAGTCGAAGTAGACGGTAAGATCGACCGTCGGCGTCTGGAGGATCGGCACGTTCGCGAGGTACTTGCGGTCCCACGTGAACACCATCTCCGATACCGGATACACCTTGTCGCCGCCCCAGCGTCCCGGCTCATTGAGCGCCCAACGGGCGACGCGCGGCGCGTTCCACGGGTTGCCGGGCACGACCTCGGGGTAGATCGCGCACCAGTCACCCTCGAGCGGCGCGGCGTGAGTCGGCGTGTTCCACTCGGGGTTTGTGGCCCATTCTTGGCCGATGTACGCCTTCTGCCCGGCTGCGGTCAGCTCGTGGCAGAGACGGTGCAGCGCCTTCGGCCCTGCCGAGGCGTGCGAGTAGTCATAGGCCCAGATGAGATATTTCATGCTGGCACCGCATAGCAAACGGTGTCGTCAACCTCGTCCGTGTAATGCCGTAGAAATAGACGGCAGGACGGCATGAGTTGTTTGAGAAGCAGTGGGATTGTCCACAAATCGGACGGATAGTGGTAGACGGAGACTGCTAGCGCAGTCGCGCCATGCAAGAGCACCTGAGCAGCCCCTCTGAGCGCCGCCGCTTCCGAACCTTCGATATCCATCTTGATGAACGTCGGTGGTTCATGGAGATAGCCGTCAAGACTGATGATCGGGACGGCATCGCCACCCGGCTCATCCTCGGCCATCATCCGAGCATCGACGCCATGTGTGCTGAGGAGGCGCCCCTCCGTGCTCCGCTCGCCCAGAGCAGCCCGCACGGCGGTGACCCGGTCGTCTGAAGCGGCGGCGATCTTCAGCGCCGCGAAACTCTGCTCGTCGGGTTCGAGTGCGAGATAAGACCGGAAGCGCCCGTTTGTGCGCCGTGTGAACTCCGCGAACGTATCCCCGATGTACGCCCCGCCATCGACGAACACCTCATGATGGGACATCGGGTAGATGTCCGGCTCGAAGTAGATCGTCGTCGTGCTGCGGATGCTCTCCAGCCGGCGCTTGTCGAGGTCGACGTAGAACTCCGCCTTTTCCATGAGCACGCGACACGATAGTTCGTCGGCTAGAAGCGCGGACAGGGTGTCGATCTTGGATCGGCTGGCCGTTACCGCCTCCGACGATCCGCTGTACTCCCGGGACGTGAACACGTCAGGCAGACGACGGTTGAGATAGCCGACGGGGATGATGTGCTCGCACCCTCGGCTGGTCAGGTCCCGCACGATGGCGGAGTCATACATCGTACTTGCGACAAGGATCACGTCCTCACGGTGCATCTCGGCAACCTGAGCTGGGGATCGTAGGGGCAGGCCATCGAGAAGGGTCTGTCCCGATGCACTCCTGTCGCCCAGCGCCACTACCTGCACTCCGCTTGCTGCAAGCCGGCGGGCCGCATGACGGCCCATCCGCGCGGCGGGATAGACGACCGCGCGCCTCTTGCCTGCCAGCACGTCGTCGAGCACGGCGTAACGCTCGTCTAGCGTCATGCCTCCACCTTATGCGGCCCACGGTGGCCGTGGGGCAGGCGACACGTGCCCGCCAGCCCGCAGCGGTGAACATCCAGCGGCGGGAACTTCAGCCAGCCGAGCCTGGCCGCCGCTTCGACCGCCGAATGCACGTCCAGGTCGGCGTACAACGCGGAGAGCGCGTTCTTGACCGTCTGCGGCGAGTAGCCGTAGCGGTAGGCGGCTTGCTTGATCGATGCGGACTGAAGATAGGCCCGGAAGAGCACAAGGCGCTCATCGTGCGTCATGCGACCGCTCCTGAGCGCCCGCGCTCACCGATGCCCGCGTACACCTCGTCGATCTTCGGATCATTCATGCGGCTGTTGATCAAGTACGCGCCGCGCGGCGCCTTCGGGAGCAGCGGCGTCCCGCGCGTGCGGCTCTCCGGCATCGCCTCGAGCATCACCTGCTCGTGGACCGGCTTGTACCAGAGCCCGGCATTGCGCCGGAACAGGCGACAGTGCCAGTGCTCTTCCCACTCGGCACCCTGCCTGCCGTCGAAGAAGTTCTTCGTGAAGAAGAGGTAGCCGCGCGGCGCCATGTAGCGCGTGCCCTGCCAGTCCACGTCGGCCTGCGGCGTGCTGTCAACGGTGCGGATGAAGTCGAGCATGGCGGCGGTCGGCATCTCGTCGGGATCGAGGTGCAGTATCCAATCGCCGTGACAGTGGGGCAGCGCGGCGTTGCGGCCTTCGCTGAAGTCGTCGCACCACTTGAACGGCACGAGCGTCACGCCGGGCCACGCCGCCATCGTCTCGCAGGCGCCCGGAGGCGTGCGATCGTCCGTGACGATCACCGTCTCGCTCACGATCGGGCGGACGTACTCGACGAGCGCGGCGAGTCTGTCCAGCGGTGGCGAGAGGACCAGCATTGCAAGGGAAACGGTCATGTCGCTTGACACCGGGTATAGGGAGTAGTAGATTCCGGTCCGAGGTGGATTATGTGAACCCACCACCACGGGAGCAGGGCATGGAAACCGTACAGGTCAGTCCCGAGCGCATCGACGTGCGCCGCATCACCGTGCGGATCGTGGGCGATAGCCCACTCATCACACATGCCTGGTCGCACAAGGCCAAGCAGATGATGCTCGACAAACAGATGAAGAAGGGCACGCAAGCGAAGGAAGCCAAGAACCCAGAGCGTGATTACGAGGAATCGCTGTACCGGCTGCCAGACGGCGGCTGCGGCTTCCCAGCGGTCGGCGTCAAGGCTGCGGCCATCCGCGGCGCAAAGGGCCTCGGTATGGTCATGACCGACGCCCGAACTGCCTTCCACATCGAGGGCGATCTCCTGCGGATCAATGGCGACCCGCGGCCCCGCGAAGACATGGTGCGACTCCAGGGCAATACCGCCGATATCCGCTACCGCGGCGAGTTCCCCGAATGGTCGATCGACCTTCCGATCACGTACAACGCGCGGATCGTCTCGGCCGAACAGCTCGTGGCGATGCTCGACGCGGGCGGGTTCGGCACCGGCATCGGCGAGTGGCGGCCAGAGAAGGACGGCCAGTTTGGTCGGTTTCATGTGCAGGGAGGCGTCCAGTGAGCCCGTCG